GGTCTGCTCGGTCACGAGCTCCGAGTACGTCACGAGGCCGGCGCCGACGGTCGCGGGAGTCGGATCGACGAGGATGCCCTCGACGTCGAAGAGATAGTCCACGCTCTCGATGTCGCCGTTCTCGTTGAGGTTGGCCTTGAAGGCGCTGTCGAACCGCATATTCGCGTCGAACGTGACGGCGGTCGCGCCTTCTCCGAGGATTACGCTCCAGCCCATGTTATTGAGGCTCCATCAGGCTACGGATGCGCTCGTGATACCAGTTCATCGCGTCTTGTTCGGCCTGGACCCGCGCGACGGCGATCCTGTCGTCAAGCCGGCGCTGCCTCTCCTGCGCCTCCCTCTCCCGCCTCGCCAGGATTTCCTCGACCTTGCGGCGATTCAAGATGACCTCGGCCTGCGCCTTCTCGATCCGCTCGTCGAGACGCTTCACGGCCTGGAAGAGTTCCCGGACCGTCGCAAGCGTCGCGAATCCAGCCGCGCCCCAGGGGCCCCCGAACATGGCGCCCGAGACCGCCGCCGTCCCGATGTGCGCGATCGGCTGGGCCGCCTCGGGGATGCCGAACTCGGAAACGATCGTCCCGACTCCGTAGGCGATCCCGGTCTTGATCCCCGCCCTCGTGAGCCTGCTCTCGATGCGGCTTGTCGTGCGGTCCAGCTCCGTCGCCTGCGTCTGCGCGATCTTGAGGCTGGCCTGGAGGCGCGCGACGGCCTGCTTGATCCCCGCCGTCTTCTGGTCCGCCTGGAGGACCTTCGCGTCCACCTGGGAGAGTTGGCCCCCGACGGCGCTCAGGTCGACGCTCAGTCCAGCGCGAATCTCTTCGCCCATGGTCCTACGCCACCTTCTCCTCGGGTTCCTGGTCCTTCTGGCGCCGGGCCTGGAGCTTCCCGATCGCCTCCCGCGCAAAGTCCTCGAGGATGGCGCCGTCGAGGCCCGCGATCGCCTGGGCGAGCGGCCCCACGGGCTCGAAGAAGTTCGCGATCCCCCGGGCCACCTGGACGAGGGTCCACTCGGCCTTCTCGTACTCGGCGAGGAGCGTGTTCAGCCTGGCGCAGGCCCCCGCGTAATCCACGGCCCCGCTCTCGAACCGCTTCCGGGCCAGGAGGAGGACGGAGAAGACCTCGTTCGCGCGCGTGAGGGCTTCCACGTAGCCGTCGAACTGGGCCCCGTCGACTGCCCGATAGGCGAACGTCGTCTCCCCGAACCGTACCCCGGGCGTCTCGCCCCCGTCGATCCAGGTCCAGGGTGCCTTCTTCTCGTCCATGCCGTCTCCTTCCTTCCTCGCCGCTCCTACACGGTGATCGCGTCCGCCAGGCTGTCGGTGAAGAGGTTCGAGCCCGACTCCGGGAGGCTCACCCGCCGCATATGCGAGAGCTTCGTGGCGAACTTGCCCGCCCCGTCGTTCGTGAGCGCCACCGTCCACCGGTCCCCCAGGCGCGGGGTCTTGATGTCGAACGTGATGTCGTTGTCCTCGTCGTTCACGTTCGGGAGGGCGGCGTGGGCGGCCGCTATGTCGAACGTGCTCTGGAACCGGGTCCCGTTCTTCAAGGTCTTGTCGATCGCGGAAGTGCCCGAGGTCCCGCTGATGGTCGAGTCGCTCCCGACCTTCGTCGTGCGGTCGGAATTGTTGTACCACTCGATGAGCCAGACGTTCGAGGCCTGGCGGACGACCCGGACGTAGATAACCCCGCCGTTCATGTCGCCCGTCTTCGGGGTCGAGAAGGACGTGGAAGAGAAGATCGCCCCGCCGTCCCCGCTCTCCGTGGGGGCCGCCAGGCCGGAGCGGGTGAGGACCGTCGTGAGCCCGGTCGGGCCATCCTCGTGGGACTTCTCGCACGTCAGGTAATTGTCCGCCTCGACGATCAGCGTCCCGTCCGGAAGAGGAAGGGGAAGCTCGATCGCGAGCTTGAGCTTCGGGGCCGTCACGTCCTCGTCCGCCACGGTGATGATGAGGGTCCCGGCGAGGGTATGGGAGACCCCCGCCATGGAGGTCTTCGTGAGGGTCCCGCGGTTCCCGCTCTTGGCCGTGAGGGACCCGACGCCGATGACGTTCGGGGTGACGTAGTAGGAGTCCGCGAGCATCTCCCGACGGAGGGCCCCCCAGATTCCGTTCCGGGCGATGATCGCGATCGCGCCGTCGATGTCCTCGTAGTCGTAGTCGATGGCGCCGCCGGCGTCCTTCTCGTCCGAGGCGGAGAGGTCGGCCTTGAGGAGGCCGAAGAAACCCGCGTCGCTCTCGACCTGGCTGCGCCAGGCCTGCCACTCACTCGCGATCTTGGCTGCGAGGGTATTCTGGAGATAGCCCGCGAGCGTCGTGTAGGCGTTCTTCTCCTCGGTGTCGGACAGGCCGAAGCCGTTCGTCTTGGAGAGGACCCGCGCGTAGTGGGCCGCGTTGGACGCGAGGGCGGCGTGCTCGTAGAACTTCTTGAGCGAGTCGCTCACGATAAGCACGGTCCCGAGCTGGGTCGGGATGGAGGCGTAGGTCAGGCCCATCTGTATTTCTCCTTCACGCGAGTCCGATCGTCACGAAATCACTCCCCACCTCCGTCGCGATTCCCTTCGCGCGGAAGACGCTGTATTCCTGGCCCGACTGCCCGGGCGGGTCGATCTTGAGGAGCACGCCGTAGAGGTTGATCGTGAGAACCGTTCCGTCCTCAGCCGTGGACGTGATCCGGAACCGGTTGGCCGTCCCCGCCCGCACCAGGTCGAAGAGCGCCCAGCTCTCGTCGGAGTAGTCCGCCAGGAACTCGATCTCGGCCTTGAGGGCGCCGGCCTTGTAGATGGCGAACATCCCCGCGCCCTGGTCCCAGAACTTCCCGAGGCCCTGGTCGAACATGATCCGGAGCGCACGGTAGCGGAGGGAGACGTTCGCGCCGGCGGGGTCCCGGACGAGCGTCGTGTTCACGGTCGGGAAGATGCTCTTGTCGGACGGCTGCATGGGCGACGAGGGGAACGTGATCCCGCCGGCGTTCTGCGCCTGGACGAGCACCTTCCGGCCCGCGTAGGCCGCGCGGAGGGCGAGGTACTTCTGATTCCCAGCGAGCCACTCGAGGGAGAGCCGGGGAATCCAGGCGTCCTGGATCCGGATCAGTCGGCGGGTGACGGACCCGGCCCCGAATCGGTCCTCCACGTGCGCGAGGGTGAGCCAGCGGGTGTCGGAGATCCCCGTCGCGAGGGTGAAGGCCCCGGCCGCGTAGGCCCCGAAGTTGCTCTGGAGGAGCCACTTCAGGGCCGCCTCGGTGCCCTTCACGATGAAGCTCCCCTCGGGCTCGTCCTCCCCGAGATACCGGGAGTCGTCCTTGGGACCGTAGTCGGCGTCCATGAAGGCGTCGACCTGGACGTCCGGGCCGGCCCAGATCGCTGTCTCCTCGGTCCAGAGCCTGGTCGCTCCCGCCGCCGTAAGATCGGCGGCCGGTGTTCCCTTGGCGGACTGGAAGATGGCGTATAACGCCGCAGCTCGACCGGCCCGGACGTTGGTCGGGACTACCAAGTTAAGACCACCTCCTCGCTTCCACCTGGAGGGAGAGGACCGTCTTGTAGACCATCTGGGGCCCCTCGGTCCCGTTGATCTCCTCGGGACCGTGGGAGTCGATCTGGACCGTCTCGGGGGTGTAGAGCTGCCGCTGGCTGGAGATCGCGAAAATCGTTGCGGCCCCCGAGAGGGCGTCGCGCGCGGCCTCGGCCTTGACCCGCGCCTCTTTCGACCAGTCGGCGTTCCCGGTCCGGAGCGACCAGTAGTCGATCTCGATGGTGTACCGCTCCATGATCTCGCCGGAGGCGGGCCCCTCGAACTCCTCGACCGAGCGGACGTCGACCCAGAAGAGATTCATCGACCCGGCGGAGATGTAGCTCCCGTTCTCGACGACTTCGACCTCGTCCTCGAGCGTCGTGTAGCCGTTGACGATGGACCCCTGGCCGGCGAGGGCCGTCACCACGGCCGCCACCACGGTATCGAGAGTCGGGGTCGTCGCCATGCTAGACCGCCTTCGTCGTGAACGGGTTCGTCCGATCCGCGCGCGCCAGGATGTGGATCACGACCGAGCCCGTGACCGTCGCCTCCGAGACCTCCGTCTCGTGGACCCGCTCCTCGGCGATCCAGGTCCTCCGCGCCAGGTTCGCCGCGCCGTTGTTCCAGAACGGGTTCGCGTAGACGAGCTTCTTCACGTCGCCCATGAGGGTCTTCAGGAGGTCCGGGGTCGTTGCCACGCAAACGAGATCGACCTCGATCAGAAGCTCCTCGGCCGCCCGGAGGTGCCAGCGGTTGTTCGTCCCGTTGTGGCGGACGGTGATCGCGGGACAGTTGTCGGCCTTGACGTCGAGGGGGGCCTCCGGGGGATGGAAGATGTTCGCGGCGAGGACGGTCTCCTGGTAGCCCCCCCCCGTGGTGATCCCCGCGAGCTTCGTCTCGATGAGGGCGAGAATCTGTTCCGTGATCGGGGTCGTCATGCCCTACCACCGCCACCTTTTCGCCTTCCGGGGCCGGCGTTCGACGATGCTCCTCCAGGAGTCGGCGATCCGATGCGACCTCGGGGGGCCCTTGGCGGCGCGCGCCGCGTCCATGATTTTCCGGCCCTTGGTCCAGTCGATTTTCCTCGCGTCGGACTCCCCGGCGACGGACCTCGCCGAGGCCGACCTGGCCACGAACTTTTCCATCGTGGCCTTCTGCCACCGGGCCCGGCCCTGGAGGTTCTTCTGCCCGAATCGTGTCGCGGGGTTGAACCGCTCCTTCGCCCACTCGGCCTCCCTCGCGCGCTCGCCCGCGGTGAGTTCGGAAGGGGCCTCGAGGGCCAGCTCGGCGCTCGCCGCAGCGGCTCCGACGGACTGGCCGGCGCCGGCGACCACGAACCGGAGGGCCATCCGCAGCTCGTCGATCGTGAGCTTGGACTCCTCGACGAAGACCCGCTTGAATCCGAGCTTCCCCGCGGCCTCGTGCTGGGCGGCGTAGTAGGCGATGTTTCCGCCGATCGAGGCTCGGAGGGCGGATTCCTCGTGGCCCGCGTAGACCTTGTATCGGAGGCTCCTCTGGAGGCGGCCGCTCTTGCGGTAGAGCCCGGGAGGCCCGGAGAGGCGCTCGCGCATCATGCGGGACCGGAAGCGCCGGCCTCCCCCCAGGAGGACGCGCCGCGTGACGGCCGCGACCTCCCGACGGAAGGCCCGGAGCTGCTGGGCCACCGAACTCGTGTAGACCGCCGGCATCCGTCTCCCTCTTTTCGTCTCCTTCCGGGTCCCCCCAGGGGGCCCGGGAGGAGACCCCCGGGTTTCCCCGGGGGCCCCCCTTGAGAGAGGCGAAGGCGGATGTTCTAGGCGTCGACCTTGAGCAGGTGCCCGAGGCCGCTGTCGATCACGACCTCGTCGACGTCGTGGCGAGCCCGGAGGATGTCCGCCCGGACCTGCTCCTCGCGGTACTGCTCCACGATGAGGTCCTCGGCGTTCTCCGGCGTCCAGACGAACGTCCGAGCCACGCTGGGCCTGTCGATCGGGTCGTCCTTCTCGCCCACGATCCCGACCATCGCGTAGTCGTCGCCCCAGATGTCGGCGAGCGAGGCCGTGAGGCCTTCGTCGGCCGAGTTGTAGACCGCTCCCCCCACGATCAGCTTGCGGAGCCCGAAGATGGCGGCCAGGTTGGCCCGCAGCATCTCGTCGGTCACGATCGCGGCGCCCGGGAATCGGGCCTTGATCGCGGTGTTCCCCAGGAGGTTGTCCCTCTGGGCGATGCCGAGGATCAGGGCGTTCGGCTCCATGCCGCAGTTCTGGCGGACCTTGACCTTCGCGGCCAGGACGTGGCCGATCGCGTCGGAGGCGGCCGCGTCCCACGGGGCGGCCGAGACGTCGGTGTAGAGGCTGGCGCCCCCGCCCGTCCAGGTCGCGGAGAAGAGCAGGGCGGCCACCCGGATCTCCTGGGCGATCTTCAGGCGCCGCATGACCTGGCGGAGGGTGGCCGCCTCGAGGTCGAAGTCGGTCGCGAAGAACTTCCGCTTCCTGTCGTCGACCTCCCCTTCGAGGCCGAACTCCTCGCAGGAGAAGCTCTTGTCCTCGGCCCCGATCGAGATGCGGTTGTAGGCGCCGGTGGCGCGCTTGGCGTCGGCCGTCTTCAGCGCCGTCTCGCGGGTGATCGAGGAGTAGCTCCCCTTCTGGACCGGGGTCCTGCACCGGGGGGCCACCTGGTCCGCGATGAACTGGGAGAATTCCGGATCGTCCTGGTACTCCTCGTAGGCGGCCCCCAGATCCGGCCTCGGGGTCGCGTAGGTTCCGTAGTTCACGCCCATGGTTCGTTCTCCTTGTTACTCGTTTTCAGGCGCACCTAACGGCGGGCGCGCGACGCCTCACGTTGCCCTCCGGCCTACTGCCGGTGGAGGATGACGATGAAGTCCTCCAGGTAGACCTCGTTGTCCGCGTGGGCCGCGCTCCACGTCGCCTTGACGGCGATCGCCACGTCGCCCGAGAGGTCCTCGGCCGCGTCGTCCTTGCGGAACGGCTTCGCCGTGACCGTGCCCTCGACGCCGTTCGCCACGACGCCCGAGGCGCTGACGTGCCCGCCCGAGCCCGCGATCCGGACGGTGATGAAGGCGTGGATGTAGACGATGTCCGCGTCCGCGGAGTCCACGGCGCCGGTCGTGACGATCTCCTCGGTGCCGGCGTACAGCTTGACCGTCAGGGTGTCCGCGCCGTTGTTGTCCAGCACGTAGGCCCGGGCGATGACCTCGATCACGTCGCCCGCGCGGAGCTTGGCGCCGTCGATCGTCTTCGAGCCGGTCGAGAACGCCGTCTCCGTGACGGTGTTCTCCACGTCCGTCGAGTCGGCGACGGCCGCGTGGATGAGGCCGCCCAGCTCGGTCGCGGGCAGGACCTCGATCACGGAGAGGTTGGCGCTCCCGGCCGCGAGGGCGACGCCGATCGCCGGCCCGCCTCCCGCCGCGTCGTCCACCTTGCCGTCGTCCGTGCCGTAGACGGTGGCGTAGGCCGCGACGGCGGCCGAGCAGACCATCTTCCGCGTCCCGGGGTGCCCGTGCATCCGCACCGCGACGGGGGTCGTGATCGCCACGGCCTCTTCGGTGATGCCGATCCCGACGTCGTCGGCGTCGGCGTAGACGACGTTGCCGCTGGAATCCAGCTTCACCCGGCGGTAGGCCTCGAGGGCCTCCCCGGACGTGAAGGTCCGGATCCCGGTCCTGTTTTCCTGGGTCATGATTCGTTCTCCTTCTCGATCCTGTTCACGTTCCAGTCACGCCGCGGCCCCATCGCCGCGCGCGCGTTGCCGATCAGGTGATCCCGAGCTCGCGCTTCCGGGCCCGGACCTCGGGGATCCTCGACCGCTGCTTCTCGATGTAGGCCTCGTGGCTCTCCGGGTGGGCCTTCGCGACGGCGCTCATGGCGGCGACCATGCCGCAGCCGTGCTCCTTGGCGTGGGCCTTCGCGAGCTCCATGAAGTCCTGCTCGCTGCGGCCGGCCTCGCCGCTCTGCGGGAGCGGGGGCGCGCCGCCGGCGGAGGGCTGGGGCTTCGGGGCCTCGGCGGCCTTCGCGGCCTTGCTGTCGGCCAGCTCCTTCGTGAGCTTGGCGTTCCGCTCGCGGAGCACCTTGCCGAAGGCGATCTCCGCCTGCTCCACGCTCGCGCCGGCGACGATCTGCTCGAGGGCGAACGCGTCCTCGCCGGGGAAGGCGGCGCGGATGTCCGCCTGCCGCTTCCGCTCGATCGCGAGCTGGTCCGGGGCGGTCGGGGCGACGGTTTCTCCGGCGCCGGCGACCGCGGGGGGCGTCTTGGGCGTTTCGGCCATGACGCTTTCCTCCAATTCGGGGGTTTTCGCTGCGGCCGCCGGAACATCCGGCGCGCCATTTTTTCCCTGTCCGTTCACGACCTGGTCGATCAGGCCCATCTCGTTCGCGACCCCGGCGAGCCAGGTCCTCCCGCTCGCCCAGGTCCGCACGTCCTCGACCTTGGCGGCGCGCCCGCGGGCCACGTCGGAGATGAAGTTCTCGGCCATGCCGTTGATGACCTCGCGGAGGGCGTCGAGCTGGGGCTCGGTGATGGGGGCCCCGGGGACGCCCGCGCCCTTGTGGGGGCCGCTCGAGATGACGTGGACCTTGATCCCCTCCATCTCCGCGGCCTTGGAGTAGTCGACCGCGACCGAGTAGACCCCGATCGAGCCGACGACGGCGTTCGCGTTCGCGCCGATCTTGACCGCCTGGGAGGCGAGCCAGTAAGCCCCGGAGGCGCCGAGGTCCTCGATGAGGGCGCCGACGGGCTTCTGCTCCCGGGCCTTGTAGATCGCCTCGGCGGCCTCCATGACGCCGGAGACCTGGCCGCCCGGGCTCTCGACCTTGAGCCGGATCGACCGGACGGCCTTGTCGTCGAGCGCGGTCTGGATGTCCTCGCGGATCTCGTCGTAGCCCGTGGCGTTGATGCCGAGCCAGGAGAGCCAGGCGGGGACGTTCTTGAGGAGGACGCCCTTCACGGGGATCTCCGCGACCCCGTCGGCGGTGATGGACATCTTCGACTTCCGCTTGCCGTCGGGAAAGTTGAAGGGACCGACCACCGGGGAGAAGGCAACTTCATGGTCCTGCAGCCTTCCCTTGTCGTCGAAGACGAGAAGTCTCCAAGTTGACCTCGTGTCGAGATCCGAGGAATTCAGCCTGATCGGACTGTTGTGAATCTCGATCCCCGCAAGACGGCCGAGGAACGCCTCGAGCGCCCGGGGCTCCATGGCCCAGACGTCCTTCGAGAACTCGGCGAGGATGGGGTTATTCATCGTCCTCCTCTCCCGCGAGATATCCGGCGACACAACAGACGAGGCTTTCTTCTTCGACCTCGACCAGGGCGGCGGTATCCCTCTCCTTCCGGAGTTGCTCGATCAGTTTCCGGGCCTTCCGTTTCCGCTCCTCTTCCTCTCCCCGCTTCTTCCTCCGCCACTTGGCGAGATTCTCGCGCCAGTTGGGGATCCCGCCACCGCCGCCGACATGGGAAGGAATGGTGCTCGTGGCCGTTATCGTGGGCGCATATCCCTGGGCGGATATCGCTCCCATGCCCGGGGAGGCAACCGCGCTACCTCCGGCCACGGTCACAGTCGGCAAATATCCGAGCGCGTTCAGTTGGCCGGAGCCAGGGGCCGCTTGTTTATGATCGCTCGCCGTGACCGAAGGAGATAGGCCGGTCCCTTCCAGAACACCGGCCCCCGCCGTGACATGGATGTTATCTGAGGCCGTTACCGTCGGGCTCAATCCCGCAAGAGCGGATTCTCCGGCCCCCGGGGATGCGGCCTTGTGGTCGGAGACCGTTACCGTGGGCGACAGCCCGAAAATCTCAGGGAGCCCCGTGCCCGGATCAGCCCTCTGAGTCTCCGTCTTGATTGCCTGGGGTTCCTGACCCGCAAGCGCAGCCTCGCCGGTGCCCGGGCTCGCGGTCTTGTGATCGGACGCGGTAGCCGTGGGTGCAAGACCCGCTAGGGCCGGCGCGCCTACTCCAGGGGATACCGTCTTATTTTGAGTCGCGGTAACTGTGGGCGCATATCCCGCAGCCGTCAAGGCGCCGACTCCCGGTGAAGCGGTCTTGTTGTGGAGGACGGTCAGGGTGGGGGTAACATCATAACCGATCGTGGTGTCCGGGCTTGTGATCCGGAACTGGATCTGATCTCCGTCTACGGTATCTTCCTCGACGATCTGTAGGGCGCATTCCGTCTCAGAGTTCCCGCTGGCCGCGATGTCGTTCGGATTGCCTCCCGAGGTCCCGTCCTCGGTGCAGCCACTACCCGAGCTCTCAAAGGTCCCGGTCCCACTGAGTCTTTTCGTGCAATCTTGGCCATTGGCGAAGCTGGCGGCGGCGACGGCCTTGACCACCGAGGAGGTCGTCGTGATGTTTGTCCAGGTCCCGCCGTTTTTGGAATACTGAAATTGGGCGTCGACATTTGCGATCGACGTCCCGCCGGTCTCCTGTTCCGTGAACCTCAGGAGAAAGGTCAGGCCCTTGCGAATCGAGGTATCCGTATCCTCGTTCGCATACCACGTATGGGTTGATTCAGTCCCGTCGTCCTTGCCGAAACGGAAATGGGTCTGCCGAAGATTGACGGCCATTTATCCCGCCCCCCCATTTCGCTTGGAGAGAAAGTCCGGAAGCGGGATGCCGATTTGCCTCGACGCCGGAAGTAGGACCCGAGAATTGGTCGGAACGCTGATGATCTTTCTCGCCTTCAGGCCCGCGATGATCCGGCGGGCCATCTCCAAGCCCAAGAGGCAGAGGTCCGGTTCGTTCAGCGGCCCCGTGACCTTGCAGTCGCGTGTATCGGCGTCGAACTTGATCTCCAGCCTGAATTCATTCGCCATGGTCTAATCCGAATCCGCCCCCGAGAGGGTGAAGACCCCCGAAGCGTTGATCGCCACCGTGAGCGTGTTCCCGTCCGTGGCCGTGACATCGGCCGGAGTCGTGTCGAGCAGACAGACGCAGAGGAGCGGTTTCACGATGCTGTTGACCGTGGCATTACAGTAGACGACCGCGAATCTCGCCGTGATGGATCCGCCGGAGGCGGTCCAGACGACGTTATCGCAGTCGAAAGTCACTGTCCCGCCGGAGTGCGTCCATACCTCGTTCGTGAGGGCCTGTCCTCCGGTCGTGTAGCCGTTGCCGTTCGCGTGCTCGTTCGTGAGGTCCCCGTAGATGCCAGTCCCGACGCTGAGGGTGTTGCAGTTGGAGGCCGAAAGAAACAGCGCCATCTGGAGGCCGAGCGCGGCGTTGTCCATGTCGAAAGTGCCGTCCGCGAGATACTCCTTCGCGTACTCGTAGAGCTTCCATTTTCCAGCGGCCATCTAATCGCCCTCCTCCAGTTCCTCGATCTTGTATCCGCCCTCTTTGTCCCGGCATATCTTCATGGGCCCTTTCTTCTTCCGCTGGGGGAGAAAGATATTCGGCTTCGATTCGACTGTTATCGGAGTTGGATTGACTGGCGCCGGATGGACCTGATTCTCGATCGCGACCTCTGAGGGTTGGACGTTGATCGTCGGCGGAGGCACGAGAATGTCGGCCGGCTGGACAGTAACCTGGGAGGGCGGGACCTTGATCTCGTTCGTGACCGCCACGTTCGGGGGAGGGATCTCGATCCGGTGAACGTGCTCCGTCTTGAGCCTCACGACCTGGCTTGCGCCCTTGTCGTCCTTTTTCTCCTCGCGATCGCTTTCATTCTCCTCCTTGTCATCTCCCGGTTGTGGGGCCGCCGCGGGACTCACGCTCACGGGGAGGCCCGCGAAGATCTGCCAGGGGACCTTCTCGCCAGTCTTCTTCTCGATCTTCTTCGCGCGCTCGATGGCGTCCTGGACCTCCGTCTCGCGCTGGGTGAGGACCTCCTCGCGGTCGAGCCCCTGGCTCTTGAGGACCTGGGCCTGCGTCGCGAAGGACCGCTCGATCTGCGTCCCCATCGCCTGCGCTTCCTTGAGCTGGTCGATCCAGGGGAAGCGCGGCTTGATCCACTCGTGGGCGTTCCAGTCCTCGCGCGGCTTCAGCTCGCCGGCGGTGATCGCGCGGGAGATCCGCCAGGCATAGGCGGGCCGGTGGAAGCCGAACTCGAGGAGGGCCTGCCACTTCGCGAAGCTCGCGTGGGCCTGCTCGAGAATGGCCCGCGCCTGGCTGTAGTTGCTCTTGGTCCAGTCCAAGAGGATGAACTCGAGGGGGAGCCCCAGGGGAAGCCCGAGCAGGCGGAGGAAGGTCGTGAGCGAGGCGGTGAAATCCTTCCCCGGGATATTCCGGTCGATGCCCTTCACTTCCTCGCCGGGCTCGCCGTGGAAGATCAGGCCGCCGTCGACGTAGTGGACGCGCGAGGCCAGGTCCGCCGTCTGGTCCTTCGTGTCGTCGTCCTCGGTCTCCTGGTAGGCGAGATTCGCCCCTCCCGCGCGCGTGATCGAGACGGCCATCCGGGAGAGGAGCTGCCAGGCCAGGGCCTCCGCGTCGCAGACGTCGTTGACGCGGTGGAGCATTGAGAAGGCGGCCTGGGCCGGTGGCACTCCCCGGATGCTGGAGGGACGCTCGGGCTTGACGATGAAGAGGAAGTCGGCGCGGCCGACCTTCTTCGCCGACGAGACGGAGGGGGCGCCGGATATCTGGCTGAGATAGGGCGCGACGTAGAACTGCTCGGGGGCCCCGACGGAATCCTTCACGATCCCGTCGTCCATGAGCCCCGGGCCTCGGATCTGCTCGGCCTCGATGAGCTGGAGGAGCCCGCGGTCGGTCTTGATGGCGCCGACGTCGCCGCAGAGGAGCAGCTCGCGCGCGACCATCTCCTCGACGGCGGGCCCGGACTGGAGGCCCTTGATCTCAGGGCTCTGCTCGTTCCACCAGCCCCGCCAGATCGACTCGGCCTGCGAGTTCCACTCCGGGCTCCCGGTTTTCGCCTGGAGCCCGAAGCCCGACCCTGCGATGTTCTCGGCGGCCTTGGAAATCATGCCGCCGTAAATCGCGTTATCCCGGAAGAATTCGCGGGATAGGTCGAGGAGTTTGAGCCGGTCGTATTTCGCGTGAGCATCGCCCGAGGCCGCAGTCCCAAGGCGTCCCTCTCGCGTGGCGACGCGGACGGCGTGATAGCCGAGGGCGGAGTAGGCGCCCTTCAGGCGGACGGTATCTGCGCCTGGAGCGTATCGCGACGGCGACGCGGGAACCTGTCCGTTGCCTCCGCGGCGCCCGAAAAGGCGGCTGAGGATTTCCATCTACGCCCCCGCCTTTCCGTAGGGGACGCCGCGAGTGAACGAGCAGCGGTTCCCCAACCCGGCGTTGACGAGCGCGGCTTCCTCGACTTCCTTCTCCGAGAGCGATTCGAGGTAATCCTGGAGAAAGTCGTAGCTGTGGGCCGTGCCCTCGGTCTGGAAGTTACCGTTCGAGATGCGATCCGAGACTTCCTGGATGTGGAGTCGGAGGCGTGAGAGACGGGTGGAGTTACCGACCTCGTAGGTGATCCAGTCGGAATACGTCCAGGCCGGGCTCGGCAACCGCGGTCCTCTCTCCCAGGACGCGCGGCTCTTGGGTGATAGGCCCCTGGGTGGTACGACCTATCACCCAGGAGCCATCGGCGGGGATCAGCCGCCTGCGCTTACGACGTAAGGGTAGGGTATGATGTCAAGAAAAACAAGACGGCTAATTCCAAGGCTTGGAACTCCGTTGTACGGGGTGCTAGAGGCCGAAAGGGGCCTATATCTTCATCCCCTGCACTTTGAAATGGTTTCGGCAGATCGCCGCGCGACACTGGCGATACTGGAATTCACCCCGCGTTCCAGTCGCCACGGTATCGAGCGACCGGCACCTCGGGCAGCGAACCTTCGTCGGGAATGCGAAGCTCGCCATGTCCTTCGCCGTGTCCGCGATGGCCTTCTCCGCGCTCGGCTCCTTCGGCGGGGGAGGGGAAGCCGCGTTCGACATCATCGGCTTCGGTTCGAGTAACTTGGGCTTCTTCATCTTTATCCTCCTGTCTCCATCAAATAACCCGGGGTAGTCCATGCGGGCCCTACCCCGGGGAGGTAAGATACTACCGCATCTTCGGGACCGGACCGAGCAGCCGCATCGAGCCGCATCCTCCGCTGAATTTCCCGCTCGACCTCTGGAGCCGGATGAACTCCAGGTCGAGTCGGCAGGAACGTAGAACCTGGCCAGAAAGGGCCGAGATGGAGGAAGCCTTCCTTGAATCCATCTTTCCCCTCCTTACCTCCTCAAGGGATTCCACCAGCACCTTGCGAAGCTCCGCAACCCATACCTATCTTCTCGCTTCCCATTCGCCCTTCCCGTTCCTCCACACTTCCAAGCCCTCCCATCCGCGATCTGTCTTGTACTTCTCCCATTCCTTCGCCACTTTGGACTCCGAATCGAGCGCGCCCCGGGCCATGAAATGGAAGAAGGCCCAAACGAAACGCTCCTCATCGGAGCGGACGTGCTTCGCCTCCTCCGTGCGCTCGAACGAAACGAATCGCTTGACCATCAATACTTCGTCCTTATCTTCGCCTTCTCGCTCACGACCTCGGGCTTCGCTGGCGGAGGAGCCGCCTTCTTCTCCGGCCTCTTGATCCGCACGAGCTTGATCCCGAGCAGGTCCGCCCCCGCCCGCGCGTAGGCCATGCAGTCCAGGAAGTGATTCCTCTTCGAGAGCACGACCCACCGTATCTTCAGCTCCTTGTCCTTCGCCGCCGGATCGGCCTCCCTCTGCTCCGCCACGATCTGCCGCGCGAAGTCCCTCATCCCCTGGTCGTTCGCGTTCCCCCGGTAGACCGTGATGGACCCCGGGGCGCCGTGCGCCGCCGCGAAGCCCTCGTGGACGGCCGTCTTCCACGGGTCCGCGTGGATCTCCAGGAGCTTGATCCCGAACGCCTGGAGGGAAATCCTCCACTCGTTCCCCATCTGCCGCGTCGGGGACGACTGCGCGCCCGCGTGCCACATCCCATGCCGCGACGAGGTCCCGAACCCGCGGCAGGCGAGATAGCGCCCCTGGCCGCTCTCGACGACCCAGCGGTAGACGACCTCCTGCTCGTACCCCGAGTCCACGACGACGAGATCCGGCCGGCGGCCTCCTGCCCACCCCGGGAGGATGACCTCATCCCGGAACGCCCGAAGGCAATCCATCACCGCCTTCGGATTCCTCGCGTCCTCCACGAGCGGGACCTTCACGCTCCCGAAGTCGACGACGTGCCCCAGGGCCTCCCCGCGCCAGGCCACGAGCGCCCACCAGATCACGTACGACCCGACGTCGATCGCGAGCGTGAGCTTCTCCGTCCCCTCCGGGATGACGCCGCGCTCGACCTGCGTCATCTTCTGGAGGATCGTCTCCATCCGCGGCCGCGCCACGTCCAGGATCTCCTCCCGGAACGGAAGCGCCCAGGTGAACTGCGCGAGCGCCTTCTGGTCCTCCACGCTCGCGGACCGCTCCGCCCGGTACTCCGCCTCCGCGATGTCGGCCATCGTCAGGAGCCCCGATGCGAGCGCCGTCCACCGGAGCCCGAACGTGTCCGTCGCCGGCGGCGCGCCCGTGATCTCCCCCGTCCCCGGGTCCACCGTCTGGCCCCGGGAGAGCAGGGCGGGCTCCCGGAGGGCCGCCTGGCGGTCCACCTCCGCCCAGTGGGCGCCGCACCCCGGGCAGGCGTAGTACGCCCCCTCCCGGGCGGCCGGGAGGTCCGCAGCCTCCTGCCAGCCCCCGAACCCCTCCCGCTCCAGGGCCACCGGCCGCCGGCACCGCGGACAGCGGAATACGAGCCGCGTATCCGTCCCGTACTCGGAGACCTCCCGAAAGATGCGCCCGTGCTCGGTCGACATCGTGCACTCCGCGTACACCCGCGCGCGATCCCCGAACGCCCGAGTCCTCGCCTCGATCTGCGTCACCGGATCGGCCTCCCGCGAGGCCTTCCCCGGTTCGTCCATCTTGTCGATCTCGGTCAGGACCACCACGCGGGCGGTGAAGCTCGACCTCTGGGCGTCGCCTCCGCCGGCGCCCATGAAGCGCAGGGTGGCGCCGTTCCCGAACCGGATCGCCGACGTGATCTTCCCCCCGCGCGACCCCGGGCCCCTCGTCGGCACGAGCTCCGCGTACCGCGAGACCTGGATGGATGGGAGGATCCGCTCCTCGTAGATCCCCTGGGCGAGGTCGATCTTCGGGACCCCCACGATGACCGTCTCCCCCAGCTCGAACAGGTGATACATCGTCGGCAGCACGAACCCGATCAGGGTCTTCCCGCTCTGGACCGAGCCCGACAGGAAGAACCGCCGGAACCGCCCCCGATCGAACTCCTCGAGTACCAGGCGCGACCAGGGCATGAAGTCCGCGCGGAACCGCAGGCCTCGCCGGGGGCCCGTCGTCAGGACCAGCTCGTCCTCGGCGAACTGGACCATACTCCGATGCGGCGCCGGCTGGCTGGCGTCGAAGGGCCGTTCCCATAACCTGGACTCCAGGACGGGGGAGATCGTCACGAGACGAGCCCTCCCTTCCTCCCGGACTCCCGAGCCCGAGCGAGCGCCTCACGGATCGCCTGGCCCACCGCCGGCCCATGCACCCGCTCTACCGCTTCCAGCTCCCGACCCATAGCCCCGAAGACCTCGCCCTGGATGCGCCATACTTCCTCGACGTCCACCAGCCGCCCCTCCGCCACGTCGTTCTCCCGCTTCGCCTGCCGCGCCTTCTCCTTCCGGTACTTCTCCAGGTTCGCCGAAGTCCCTCCACCGTGCGTCAGGTCCGGGTCGTCTATCCCCGCGTCCTTGTCGTGGAGCCACTTCGCCAGGTCCCAGAGCTTTACCCGGGGATTCCTCCCCGCCTGGTCCCGCGAGACCACCGGGAGCCCGGCCGCGAACCACCGGCTCATCGTCCGGTCGACAATCCCCAGGCGCCGGCGGATCTCCGCCCCCGTCACCACGGGCTCACGCTGCCGACTCTTCACGCGAGCTTGCCCTCCAGGTAGAGAATCACGCGGTCCGCCAGGTGCTCCCGCCAGCTCGCCCGGCAGACCGCCCTGATCCTGTCCTCGCCCGTGAGCGCCGGGTCCACACAAGGGGGCTCCCCCTGGCCGGCCGTGACGAGCGGAGCGTTCGGCCTCCCGGGCCTGGCCTCTATCTCCCCGAGCAGGCCGTTGCATCCGTGGCATAGGAGGCCCCGGATCTTGCCCGTCTTGTGATCGTGGTCGACGACGAGGCGTTGCGTCTGGTAGTCTCCGGCCCTCGGGTTCCACCGGACGCTCCCGATGCTTCCGCAGATCAGGCACCTCCCGTCCTGGCGGGCCAGCATTCGGCCGTAGTCCTCTGCGTCGATCCCGTACTTCCGGATGAGGGAGGCTTCACGGGCCCGCTCGCCCTTGGCCTCGAGATACTTCCTCAGCTCCTCGGCGTCCTGCTCATTCATGACGACGACTCCTATTCCGACACGTTCATATCTCAAAACCACGTAAACCAAGGGGCCCCATCATTCGCCCCTCCAGGAAGGACCCGTGCGTAAGTCCTTGGTAGGCTCTGCGAAATCAAACGACTTAGGACGCTTTGCGCTCTTGCTCGCATGATAGGCCTCGACTAACTCAACAGCCTCGAACAGCCTCTCGCGTATTCTCTCTGTCCTCACGTCGTCGAGCTTGGCAAGATAGCGCCACCACATATCCGACCAGATGGGGACGAGCCGCATCTTGCGTTCGATGGCCCGCTCTCGTTGCAGTGCGTCGATCCCATGTCTGATCCAGTTCTCGCGATCGAAGATAGGATCGCGGGGCTTATGCGTCTTAGGTACTCGGATCATTATTCCCTTCTCTCTCCCGATGCCCGCTGCATCTGGTCGATCGCCCCAGGCATATCCTCGGGCTTCGGTGGTCCGTCTCCTGAGCCCGAATTCCTGTAGACGCATGAGCAGCGCCTCATCGGGGGCGCGTACCTCACCGGCCCCTCGGTCGTCTCCCGAGTGATCGGCGAGAGCTGCTCATCCTGAACCCAGCCCGTCCCCAGGCAGCTCCGGCAATGGGGATTCGGGTTGCAGATCGTGCTCTCCCCTTGGTGTTTCCGCCGGTGGCGACGGTAACGGCTCACGTCTTGGCCTCCCCCTTCTTCGCGGCCTCCACTCGCCGGAGATAATCGTCCTCACTCTCCCCGTCGAGGCGGGGACGTGGGGAGCGGCAGACGCGGGGAATCTCCAAAGGAGCCCCGTTGCCCCTCTCGATCTCTGTGAGCAGCTCGTCTTGAACTTCGGGCGGTATCTCCGCGTCCCGCTTCCACCGCTTCTCGATGGCGCGTCGCACCCAGCCGGCGGGGTTACGCTGAGCCTGGGCCTCGAGCCGGATCGCCGTGATTTCCCTGATGGGTAACTCAACGGCCGCGCTGGCTTTAACCTCTTCCCCCAAGTCCGGAGCAGCAGCAGCAAGCAGCCGCAATCCGATCCGGTAGTTCGGTCGTTCTAACGTGGGATGGCGGATGGCGCTCGATGGGCCGGGAGTCGTGGAGGAGGGGCCCCGGGGGATGGAATCCCCGGTCCTCTCTGCTGCTGTTGTCTCCTCTCCTCTCCTCTCTGCTGCTGTTGTCTCCTCTTGCCCCGCACGTGCGCGTAACGTGTGTTGCACGTGAGTCGCGCGTGCCTTTCTCATGCGGTCAGCGTTACGCGCACGAAGCTCTATGTACTTCCCTGCATAGTCTTGCCAGTCATGGATTTGCAACGTAGCCCCTCCGGGCCCACCCTGCACTGAGTCGATCCATCCGGACTCGATGAGTGACCGTAAGAGGAGCGTGGGGTCACCGTGCCAGCGAGCGGCCCGAGCTACCTGGAGGGGCGTGAGAGGGGCGTGACCCCCCCCGTGGGCGACCGTGAGGCGACCGTGAACGCAGTAGGAGGCGCACCACAGCCACAGGTTTTCGAGCTTCGCCCGAGCGACATCCGGATCGTCCAGGCCGAGGAGCTGGGCCAGGTGGAGGAGCTTCGGGTGATCCGGGAGCTCCTGGTGAAGCTGAATCCAAGCCATCGTCTATCCCCCAACTTCCTCCCTCGTGACCGGCACCGTCCTCACCGCCCAGACCTCGCGCTTCGTGAGCGTGCCGTCGGGCTTCACGGCCTTCTTCTTGACCCAGCCGTGGACGGCCAAGGTGTTGCCGGCGGCGAGCCAGGCGAGGAGCGCCGCGTTGCCCTTGGCCTTTTTGACACGCGCGGACACGTTGTCGCCCGAGGTGCATTGGATGCCCGCGACGCCCTGGTGGGCTGGGTGGACGGCGATGATGTCGATCCAGCCGAATAGGTCCTGGCGGATGAACGCGTGGGGATTCCAGTGTTCCACCACGGCGGCCGCGAACCCGTCCTCGCGGAGGAGCTTCAGGCTGCGCTGGGTCGGGCTACTCATGGCCGGCGAGCTCCGCCTTCGTGGCGTCCCCTTCCTGGGGCGCGGCCTTGGCCCGCAGGCTCTTGATCTTCTTGAGCGAGACGCTGCGCTTGTCCTCGAGGGCCAGGACGTAGTCGTCGTCCAGGCGGTAGAGGGGGACGTTGTACTTCGCCATCCTTGCGGCGAGTTCCTCGGCCCGCTGCTTCTTGACTCCCTGGGCCTCCTTGAGCTCGTCGCACGCGGAGCGGTAATCATCGGCCGCCTCGTCGATGTCCTTGATCGCATCGGGGCGGAAGTTGGGGAACTCCTGCTGGGGCCGGATCTTGACCTTCCTTCCCCTCGATGAGAGGGTTACCTCCAGGTCGCCTTCGAATTTCTTGGGCATCTCCGTCTCTCCTAACTGGTTTCCTATCTCGATCCTGCGGGACATCCGCAGGCTACCCCTCCTTCGTCGCCGGCGCCGGCGCGAGGGCCGCCAGGGTCCTCCCGGCATCTGCCGCCTTGCCGATATCCGGCGTCTGCACCTTCGCCTCCTCCTCGGCCCTGAGCAGCGCGCTCTCGTTCTTGATGCGCTCGAGGAGCCGCATTGCCGGGAGGATACCGAGGTCCTTCGGCCGCTTCTCCCACCAGGCGAGGGCGAGCATCTCCTGGTAGTCGAGGCCGAGATAGCGGCAGAGTTTCCGGGTGATCCTCTGGGACGGGGGGCGGACCTTCCCGTTCTCGATCCCCGAGACGTAGCCCTTGTGGGACTGGATCGCCTTCGCGACCTGCTCCAGGGTGCGCTCGCGATCGCGCCGGGCCTTCCGGATGATGGCGCCGAATGTTTCAATCATCGTCTCCTCCTATCTCCTCGAAATCGCATATCCTTGCTATTGCGAACTAACCCGGTAAGGCGCAACCACAACCACCCCACTCAAACAAGTCGGTTTCGCCGCGAGCCTCTAGGATGAGCCGGAACTCGCGAAGGGTCATGGGTTGACCCGCCTTAGGACCACTCCGATGTCTTAGGATCGCCAAGTCTTTTCCCAGAAAAGAGCGAATCTCTTGCTCTTTCTGCTCGTGAAAATGATAGCGGTCTGGCATCTTCTCCAAGAGGTTCTTAAACCACGCCTGTCCGGCTTTTACACAGAATCCCCCACAATTGTTATGCGGGAAGCCCATCTCATACAGCCGAGGCGGTTTGATTCCAGCCCTCAAAAGCGCCGCTAACATATCTTTCTTGCTGAGATAGGGCGGGTCGCACATTGGGGCTTGGTAGTTCCATGGATCAACGCGCTTACGCAGCCTGTCGAGGCGATGCACTTCGGTCCAGTCGATGCCGACATAAACCACGTCCGTCTCTGGGTTTAGGTTTAGGTTGCGCCAACGATCAAGGGGCTTTCGCTTCAGTATCTTGGAGCATGGATCGATGCGGCTACTGCCCAAGTATCGCTCCTGGAAGAAGACCTCCCAGGGATTACGACCATCACAGAGCCGGACGAGCGGAGCACCGATGTCCTGTGCCGCCTCATCTAGGAAGCGGTACAAATCCTCATCCTCCATAAGCGTATCTGCAAATAGGAGCGTTACGTCCGTTGGACCATAGCGCTCGACAACTCGTTTCGCAGCGGCCCACGAGCCCACGCCCCCACTAAACATAACGACGCGCTTCACAAACTAGCCCCCATCGACTGAACCTTCTCCCGCATCTCCAGCACATGGGCATACCGCTCGGTAATCATGCTAGATGAATGGCCCGCGAACATCTGGCAGGCGCGGAGGTCCCGGGTATCCTCGTAGAACCGGGTCACGGCGTAGTGCCGGGCCGAGTGAATGCCCCGGCCGGGCATTTTGAGATCGACGCCCCGCAGGATGACATCCCAGCGGCGCTGCATATTGCGCCGGGAGACGTGGCCCCCGTTGCAGACCTGGATGACCGCGCCGTTCTTCCGATGGACGAAGCAAGCTCCGGCCCGGCCCGGGAACAGCCACTCGTCGCCCTGGAACATCTGGCCCCACTCTGCCAGCACGGCCCAGAGGGCGGGCACTACGTCGATGACCTCGGGCTTGAGGTTCTTCTTCTTTCGGCGGGTGATGCGAAGCTGGCCGTCGAGCAAGTCGCATTTCTTGAGGTGGACTACCTCGCACATCCGCAGGCCGGTGTTGATGGCGGTTGCCAGGAAGACGTAATCCGCGGGGGATGTCTCCTTGGCTTGGGCGAGGATGCGGCCGATCTCCGGGCGGGTGATGCACTTCTCGCGGGGGAGGGACCAGGAGGTGGTTGAACTGAACACGGGCAGAGTCCGTTCTGGCCTTGCCGAAGTGTCCGAAATGCCCCGGGACCGCACGGCCCCGAGGAGTCCAACCGTCATTAGTATAGCCCACGAAAGGCGCATAGTCAAGCCCGTCCGATTAGTAATCTACGGCTTCGGTTCCCACCCGGCCCTCAACATCTCGTTCGCAGCCGACAGCCACACGGCAAAGTTAGCCGAAAAGCCCTCACGCTTTCCGAGCTTCGTAGCATCGGGAAGGGTTTTCGTTCTGCGGATATACTCTTGGCACTTATCTTTAAGCGCCCTATTTTTATCTTTCCGTTTCATGGCTTTCGCCTTAGTAATCAACGGCGGCAAAGTTCCACGCCAGTTGTCTTCCAGTCCGGGAATGGCACCTCGTCATCCAGATTCCACCAGCGATATCTCCATCCGCGAAAGCCACGGATCGGCTCAGCAATAGTCACGGCCACGGCTCCCCCGGAACGCCTAAAGGCGACATGACCTTGACCGCTTCCGACGTGACGATACTCGTACCGAGTGAGTGGCGCATATCCCCGGAGCCGTCCGTGGGCTACGATGTAGACACGCTCTCCGGCCTTGATGCCGGGTTCTGGGCCCCAGGTCGCGAAACCCCATTCCTCCCCGGTAGGAGGATCGCCGGGTAGATCGCCTTCGTTGATCCAGTCAAACCATATGCCCTTGGGGACCGTCACGACAATATCCACAGCCTTCTCCTTATTGATCATCCGCGTCTAACTCACCCATCCCCTTTCCTCCGGCGCGTGATACTGCATCCCCGCGAGCCTGAAGACCTCCTCCTCGGTGGGGGTGGGGATCGGCGTCCCCTTGGAGCCGCGGACGTAACCTCCCTGCGATGGGGTGCCTCGGCGCTTGAGCTGGGTTACGACGTGCTGGGAGAACTTCGCGCTCCCGGTGCGGATGAGGAGGATAAGCCCCCAGTTATCCTCCTCGGCGGTAAAGAGGTCTACCTGGACGGACCCTATCTCGTGCGGGAGCGGCCAGCGGAAGGCGCGGTACTTGTCGCCCCACTTCAGGCGCTCGAATCGCGGGCCTATCTTCTCCGCGAGGCCGTCGAGCTGCCGCCAGAGGAAGTTGACCTCCTGGTCCGCCGGCGGATCGCCCCAGAAGTCCTGTTGCTGCTGGGCGGGGAGGGCGACGCGCTCGATGCGGGGGACGGCCACAAGCTCGATGTCGCCGACCTCCGCGCACCGCCTCCGGATGCTCCCTGCGATGGAGATCCTTCTGCATGACAGGGAGAGCAGCGCGAGCAGCTCCTCGGCCACGGGCTGGAGGACGGAGAGGGGACGCTTGGTCTTCATAACATCGCACCCCCGGATTGCTCCCGGTATCTCCTGAGCGCGCTCGTCCCGCCGGACGTGCGGTAAATCTTCAACTTCCGCTGCGTGACCCAGCCACGAACGGCCAGGGCCTTGAGGACGCTGGGGAGATACCACGAGGTCACGTCGAATAGGTGAGCGCCCCGGTTCCCGAGGTCATTGAGCGTCTTCGCCTGGCAGAAGGTGGGCACATCCGATTTCTTCGCCACGCCTACCTCCCCGCCTTCTCGATCGCGTCGATGAGGTCGTCGAGCTCGGCCACGGCGGCGAGCGCCTGGGCCTTCCGCTTCCCCAGGTCCGCGAGGATCTGCTGCCGGGGGCTCGGCGTCGAGAGCGGCCCCCCCGCAAGCCCGGCCCTCCTGATGCCCACCGGCTTCTCCTTCCCCTTCCCGTGCGTGGTCGTCTTGTGGTGCTTCATTCCCTGGTCGGTCTTGAAGTCGTCCCGTCCGCAGATGTCGCACTTGAATTTCCCGGCCGTCTTCTCTTTCGCCATCGTCTCCTCCTGTTCCTGTCCGTCGAAAACCGATATCTCCCGGTCCGCGGGCTTCACCCCGTAGACCTCGCCGCACGATTTGCACTGGCGGCGCTCCAGCTCCCCGGGCTCGGAGTGGAGCGCGTCGAATTGGCTGTAGCCGCACTTCGGGCAGCCGTCCGCAGAAGATTGGGAGGGGGTTGGCGGTCCCCCCTCATCCCCCACGGTCGCACGCTTTCCCCTGCTCATCTCCTCCGACCTCCTCATCTCCAGAGCCCCCGGGAACCCCTGACTCCGAGTTACTGCAAGATCGCTTTCACGAGAGCCTTTGCCGTGTTGACCTCGACGGCGTTTCCGATCATCTTGATCCGGTCCTTCTTCGTACCCTGGAACTCGTAGCCCTCGAAGCCCATCGCGCGCGCGAGTTCGTGCGGCTCCAGCATCCGGAAGAGGATGTCCACGACGACGCCCTGGGCCTGCGGCTGGACCAAGCCGAGTCGGTCGACGGCCGTCACGGTCGGGAGCGGCTTCTCGATCGAGTTCGCGCGGCCCGTGCGGTTGTATTTCACGAGGAAGGGCTGGACGAGGGCTTGGGCCCCCTTCGCGGCGATCGAGGGCAGAGGCTTTTCCGTGGACCTCGGGACCCCACCGCTCTGTTGCTGGAGGATGAACGGCTGGACGAGACCGAATCGGTTCTCGGTCGTGATCGTCCGTAGCGGCTCCTCGACAGAATGGACCCTGCCGCTCACACCCCCACCGTGGGCAGGCTGCACGAGGAAAGGCTTGGCCTTCACCGGACCCGTATGATCGATCGAGACCATGAAGGGCTCGCACAGGCCCGCATGAATCCCGCCGGCCGTGATCGTCGGAAGTGGTTCGCCCGTCGATCGCGCGCTCCTGTTGATCCGCCCCTTCGAGGTCCCGCGGAGGAGGATGATGAACGGCTTGGCGGCGACCCCGCCGAACTTCCGCAGCCCCGCCTCAATCCGCATGAGCGTATTCGGCGCGAGAGGCTTCGGGCGACCGAAGATGCTCCTCCCCATAAGCGTCCAGTCGATGACCTCGCGAGCGGCCCGCCAGGGCTTGAGCCCACGGTGGAACAGGTCGCCCACATTGACCGCGTCCCTGGAGTGCGACGGCTCGGGCCAAATAACGCGCCGGGGAATCCTTCTCGCGATGAGGAAGAACCTCTGTCGGGTAGTCGCGCCCCCGAAGTCCGCGGCGTTCAGGATGCGGTGCTCCAAGTGGTAGCCGCAGGCCCGGATGGACTCGACCCATTGCCTGAAGATTTCGCCCTTCCGCGACTTGAGCGCGTAACCATCCGCCCCGAGCGGGCCCCAATCCATGATCTCCCGCACGTTCTCGATCAGGATGTTCTCGATGTAGAGCTCCTGGGCCCACTTCACGACGTCCCAGGCCGTCGCGCGGGACTGGTCATTGATGGGCCGCCCGCCCCGGGCGTTCGCGTGGTTCGTGCATTCGGGCGAGGCAATGAGGATCTTCATGCGACCATCGGGCACGAGCTTCCGGGGATCGAGCTGGTCCACCCGGGCGCAGTGATGCTCGGCCCAGGGATGGTTCTTCGCGTGGGTCTCGACCGCGGCGCGCCAGTGGTTGATCGCGATTAGACGGACGTTTCGGATGCCGAGGTCCTCGCACGCGAGGGCGAACCCGCGGGAGAAGCCGCCGCCCCCGCAGAAGAGGTCCGCGGCCACGAAGAGTTTCCGGGCGGCGCTCATACGAACAGTTCCCTCTTGATCACCTGGGCCGCGTTCTCGATCAGGTAGTAGCGGTAGACCCGGGAGCCGTTCTCCGTCTTGCCGACGTAGCGGCACTCGATCCGGAGCGGTTTCTTCATCGCGCGGATTTCGGACACGATCGCGGAGACCGCACAGAGACCCGTGTCGTCGATGATCTGCCGAGTGGTCGCCCCCGGGTGGTCGCGGAGGTAGGCAAGGAAGCGGTCGTACCGTCCCCCCTCCGTGATCTCCGCGCCGTGGTGGATCGTGCCCATGCCTCTCTCCTTCCGTTTCCCCCTCCGGGATCAGGCCACCTTCTCGGCGGCGATCGGCATCCCCTCGACCATCTCGATCGTGTTCCACCCCCGAGCAGCCTCGATGGTCGGCCACCTGGGGACCATCACCAGGGCGTCGAGGACCTGGCCCTCCTGGGAGACCGCCCGGACGCCCGCGAGGAGCTGCGCCAGGTGCAGGTCGTCCGTCTCGCCCGCCTCGACGAGGAGGACCTTGAGCTGGGACTGCCGGCAGAGGATGACGGCCGACGTGAGCGCGGCCGCGAAGAGACACCACTCGCCCCCGGAGAGCGCCTGGACCTGGATCTCCTCCCCGTCCGGATGCCGCCAGCCGATGGCGCAGGAGCCGGCGCCAGCGCGGATGAAGGGTTGCTCCCGCCGGCCGGCGGCCTGGAAGAATCGCGTCATCACCTGGAGGAGGGGCCCCCCGGCCGAGCTGATCTCGATCTCGCGCTGCCGCTGGAGGGCCCACTCGATCGCGGCGTAGACATCGCGCCGGGACTTGGCCGCCTCGATCGAGGCGAGGACAGCCCGGATCTCCTCGTGTACCGCTCGGGCACGGGAGAGCCGGTCCAGGGCCTCCCGGACGTACCCGAGCTGCTGATCGAGGGCTGCGTGGTCCTGGGGTGCTTCCCCGAGCTCGCCCACTCCCCGGAGTTCATCCTGGAGAGAGGCGAGGCGGCGCTGATCCCCGGCCGCCTTCTCGCGGAGGTACTGGAGGGTCTGCTGCTGCCTCTGGAGGTCCCCTTCCACGGCCTGGCGCTCGGCGGCGAGCTTCCGCCGGCGGGCGTTGTAGGCGTCCATGCCCTGAGTTCGCTCGCGATCGAGGGAGATCTCTAGCTCATGGACCTCACGGCTGATGGCGTCGCGGCGGGCCTCGATCGACTCCCGCCGGCCCTCGATCTTCTCGGCGGCCTCGATTGCCTTGGCCCGAGCCTTCAGGGCCAACCCCAATTCCTTTTTCGCGCGCGCGAAATCGGCTTCCATGTCTTCGATCGAGCCCCCGAGATTCTCTCTGGCGATCCTGTCGAGGCGACGGATGGCGATCCCCAGCTTGTCCGCCGCAGGAGTCCGGAGCTTGAGCCCCCGGAGGTCTTCGGTGATCTCCAGGACCTCGGCCCACGGATTTGCCTTCGCCTGCTCGATCTGGCGCTCCAGATCGCGTACCCGGGTCCCGAGATCGCTGGGATCTGGGATCGGGGCCTCGGCGGGGATCTCCGCGAGCTTGGCCTCGAGGGCGTCGTACTCCTCCATGAGTTCCGTGATCCGGGTCCGATCTGGATCCGCCGGGGCCTCGATGCTCTCGAGGTCCTGGAGGAGGGCCGCGCTCCGATCCTGGAGGTCCGCGAGGGTCTTCCCCTCTGTGGCCTCCGCAGCCGCGAGGGCCTGGCCGGATCGGGAGGCCATCTCCTGGAGGCTACCGATGGTGGACTCGATCTGCCGGCGACGGACGAGACGCCGGTCGTACTCCTGTTTCTGCTGCACCAGGGCCCCGAGGGCGCGCTGGAGCTTGTCGCGCTCCCCCTCGAGCCGCTTGATCTCGCGCTCGTCGGGCTCGGGGACCTCGGCCGCGCGGAGGCGGAGCTCCTGCTCGGCCTTCGTCTTCGCCTGGAGGCCGTTCGCGGCGCCGCGCTTCTCCTCGTTCGCCCACGAGAGCGCCCCGGTGATCCCGGCCTCGGTGATCTTCGCCAGGAGCATCCCCGCGACCTCTCGGAGGACCTCGGCGTGGCCCTCGGCGACCATGGGGAGGGCCTGCTTGTAGTCCGCGGGCATCCGGTCATCGGGGACGTCGATGAGCCGCTGGATCGTGAGGCGCGCGACGGCGGCCGCGGTCTCCTCCGGGGTGCGCTTGCCCGCCGAGAGGAGCTGCTCGATGCGGGCCGCGCGCTGGTTCGGAGTCGCGGCGAGGAGCTGGCGGATGTCCAGGCACTCCGCGACGTCCTGCTCCTCGGCGCCGAAGAGGGCCGTGATCTCCTTCGAGGACTCGCTCGCCTTGGCGCTCCGGAGCCATGAGCACCCGGCCCCGACCTGGTAGCCCTTGTCCGTCCGGACCATGGTGCGAGAGACGGAGCGAGCCCCGGGAAGATCGAGAGAGACCATGATTTCCCGATCGCTCATCAGGACCGCGGTGTCCACCGGGCGCTTTCCCAACGAGGGAACGTAGCCCAGTGCCAAGAAGCGGATCGCGTCCGCGATCGAGGACTTGCCGCTGCCGTTCGGGCCGACCAGGACGTTGAGCCCGCCGATCTCGACCTGGTGGTCCCGGGCCTTGAGGCCTGCCGTCGTGAGCTTCATCTTCTACCTCCGTCTCCGCATACCGGGGGCCCCCAAGCGGGGACCCCCATGTTCAGGGAGAGTGAGGGGAACTATCCGAAGAGACCGCCCGGGCCCTTCTGCTTCTGCTCGGGCTTCTTCGCGGGGGCCTTCGCCTCTGCCTTCTCCAGCTCGACGGCCGCGGCCTTCTCCTCCTCGGTCATGGAGTCGTCGGCGTCGGAGCGGGGGGCCTCCTGGGCCTTGGGGGCGCTACCCGCGACCGGGAGGTCGTCGACGTTGATGGGGCCCGCGGGGGCCGGGGGGACGTAGGAGGGGAAGAGCTCCTCGATGGTCGCATCCCCGGAGGTCAGGGCCGAGTAGTCCCCGCGGAGGTCCGCGATGTCGAACGCGGTCCACTCGGTCATCCCCTTGCCGATCTTGGCGACCAGGCGCTCGAGGGAGACCTTCTTCGCCGCGAAGGCCTCGACGATCTTCTTCCGCTCGGCGATGAGCTTCTCCGGGGTGATCCCGGCCGCAACCGCCGCCTTCGCCGCCTGGATCGTCCGCTCGACGAGCCAGCGGGGGACGCTATTGAGGATCACGTTCCGGATGGTCTTCGACTGGCCGATCTGGAAGGCGATGTCCTGGGTCCGCTCGGCGTCGAACTTCCCGAGCTTGGGGCTCTTGCGCTGCCGGAAGGCCCTCTCGAGCTGGTAGCCCTTCTCGAGGTCGATGAATCGGCCGGTGAAGAAGAAGGCTTCGTCCGTCTCCTGCACATCCATCGTGACCGCGCAGTTGCCCCACTCGCGCGCGAGCGAGACGGCCAGTCCGATCGACGGCCCCTCGATGCCCCCGCCGAAGGGGAGCTTGTACCAGAACTTCGCCCCCGCGTACTTCGCCTCGTTTTCCATGGCCGCGACGACCTTGTCGAGGTTGCGCGGCTTTTGCACGGAGAGGGCCGTCACGAAGGGCGTCCCCGCCTTCTGGAGCGCCTTCCCCTGGGAGATCAGCTCCTGGGGGATGCTCGGCAGTTCTTCACTGTCCGTCAGCGGGGTCGCCGTGACCTGGTTCTTTCCGTTCGCCATGATCCGTCTCCTTTCAGTCCTGGGCCGCCGCAGCGGCCAACCGTTCACCGTTTACAAAAGGGCAGTCCGAGAAAAAACCGCACCACTTGGGGCAACAGACCCAGCTCCCCACCTGGGCCGGCGCGAAGAGCCCGGCCTTGATCGACCGGAGCATCACGTTCGCCCGGTTGACGAGGACCTGGATGTCCCTGGTTCCCCGGGTCGTCGTGAGGGTTTGAGCCCTCGGGGTCTTGAGGTCCACGAGGACCTCGAGGTCGAAGCTGATGGGGTCGCGCCCCGTGAGGGCCCGGTAGAGGAGCCAGTACATCGTCCCCTGGAGGGACTCGTCGGCGTCCTTCTGACTCTTCGACCGCGAGGCCGTCTTGATGTCCACGATCTTCTCGGCCGTGGAGAGGTCGAGGCGGCCACCGAACCGGATGCCTCCGGGGAGGTCGAACGCAGCTTCCTGCTCGACGAGGTCGGGCTGGAGTCTGGGGGCCACGCCGTCCGCGTAGAGTCCCGCGAGGGATACTACGGAGTCGATGGTCCTTGCGATAACGGGCTTCACGCCGACCTTAAGTTCCTCAGGCGTGAGCCGGAATCCCTCGCGGGCCTTCTTCTCCTCGAAGCCTGCGACGGCCGCGTCGACGACATCCTTCTTCGGAAGGTCCTTATGGCTCTCCCGCTTCTGCTGGTGGTTCGCCTGGGCGCCCACGTGGACGGCGCCGCCGCGGAGGGCCGCAGTCCCCGGGAGCGCGGGTTCCTTCGCGATGTGCTTGCGGCGGAACGATTCCCCGCACAGCTCGAAGTCATTCAGGGCGGACTGCCGGACCTCGAGGATCTCCGTCACAGCCGCCTCCGGGGAAAACGGGGGGCCCCAGCGTGAGCCGGAGCCCCCCCAGAGAGGGAAAACATGACAGAGTTGAGTTGCTGGATGCAGAGGGCCATCGCGTCCGCGATCCCGCGGTAGTAGACCCCCGCCACTGATCCACTGGAGCGGCGCCCCTGGGCCTTGTCTTCCTTGAGCGTCCTCCTCCAGGCCGAGAGGAGGGCGCGCAGATCGCGGCGGAGGGCGCGGAGTTCGGGGTCCTTCACCACGGCCGCACCCCCCGGGTCCAGAGCAGGAAAGCCGCCGCCAGGACGGGGATCAGGATGGAGCCGATCACGACGAAAAACGTGACCCAGCCCCGCCGTCTTACCGCCGGCCAGCTCCCCCTCTCGTCCAGGCGGTCCCGATCTCCCTCCTCAAGACTGGAGGCGGCCACGGGCGCTACCGGGGCTCCGGCGTGTCCGCTACTGGGGGCCGCCTCGGGTGGGGTATCAGAGTCAGGGCAGGTGGGGAAGCACGCCCCGAAGACCTCGCCGTCTCTCGAGGCCGACTCGTACTCGTAGAGCTTGCGCCCGCACAGGAAGCACGTCACCTGGATCACGCCAGCACCCCCTGGGCCGCCGAGGCCCAGAAGAGGGCCGTGGGGGCGATGAGGAGGAATAGGGCCTTGAGCCCTGGAAGCACAGGAAGGGAATACCCTGCCTCCGTGTAGGCCTTCCTGGCCGTCCGCTCCTCCTCATCAAGGGCGCGGGCCTTACGGCAAGGCCGGTAGGGTTCCAGGTGAGGGTCGAGCAGGGCTCCCATGGTGACCTGGAGCCCCGGGTCGTGGCGCCGACGATTGCAGGCCTGGCAGCCCCGCGCATGGGCATCCACGGCCGAGATGGCCCTGGACCACGTATCCGCCAGGATTCGCCTCGGAGACCGCGAAATCCTTCGGATTTTGCGGGGCTTCTCCAGCCGCGGGCCTTCCTGGGGCTCTTGGGGGAGCGTCCGGAATGGGGTGTATCGGGCCCCGCGCTCCGCCTTCTTTTTCGCCACGCCTCGCCTCCTCGCGAGGCCCATTCGCCGATAATCCTTGCTACCGGCGAAAGGGCCTAAGAAATGAGCCCGCGAAACTCCACCGTCCCGGCCGAAGGCAGGTTGTGACACACGCGATCGGTTGACGGGGCGGTAGAGATTCTCGGGCTCGAGTTCTTTTCGTACTTCGCGTGTGTCACGCCTCGATTATGACGCCCATTCCCCAAGAGTCAAGCGGAAAGTGAATTTATTCTCAAAATATATTTCCCGGTTCCGTGTATACTGAATGGGAAGGGAAGTTGCGCGACCGGGGCTACGGCGTACAGGCATCGGAAAGGGAGGCCCGGATCGGGGGGATGAGAGGTCGGGGGAGGAGAGTCTCCGGTGGCATCACGTGGTCGCCGAACACCGGATTTCAGCGGCCTGTCGTCCAGAGGCCGCCCCGCCCGCGCTTCTCGATTCCTGGATCGCCCACCTTCGAGCTCGAGGACACAACGACAACACGATCCGGATGTACCAATACGGGGGGACCCTGTTCTTCCGCTGGCTCGCCTCGGCCAAGGTCCAATATGATCGCCTGGAGTTTCGGACGATGGACAACTATATCCTGCATCTGCGGGACCAGCTCCAGCTTGCCCCCCGGTCGATCAACAACAGGCTCTCCGCGGTCCGCTCTCTCTATACCTGGCTGCGGCGCGAGGGCTACGTCTGGGAGAACATCCCGCGCGAGGTCCGCGGAGTCCGGCGGGTGAAGTCGGTCCCGAAGCCCCTGAGCGAGGAGGAGGTTCGCCAGATCATGGACACCGCGAGGACTTGGCCGCTCATGAGGGCCGTCCTCGAAACGCTGTACTCCTCGGGCTGCCGGGTCTCGGAACTCTGCGGGATGCGGATGCAAGACCTCCGTCTGGAATCGCTGGAGATCCTCGTCCTCGGGAAAGGGCAGAAGGAGAGACTGCTGCTCATCACGCATGAGACGAAGAGGGCTATCGAGGCCTGGATCGAGCACCGCCGGGAGCAGGGACACGTCCTCACAGCGGAGTCGCCCCTCTGGATAGGCCTCCGTGGATGGCCGCTATCGGATCGCATGGCACGGCAGTACATCACCGCCCTCGCCATGATCGCCGGCATCCAAGGCCGAGTCTGGCCCCACCGCTTCCGTCACTCCTGCGCGACCCATCTCCTTGACCATGGGGCCGGCCTGCGCGACGTCCAGGAAATCCTCGGCCACGAGGACATCAGCTCGACCCAGATCTACACCCACGTCTCCCGCGTGAGGCTCCGGCGGGTGTACGACCAGGCGCACCCGAGGGCATGAAAAAGCCCTCCCCTCCCGGAGTCACCACGAGAGAGGAGGGCAGGAGACGGACGAAAGCTTGGGATTACTTTTTCTCGGCGGCCTCCCGGACGGTACTTCGGAGCAGCTCGCTCGTCCGGAGGTACGTCGCGCGGTCCTCGTGCTTGATGTCGCCCGGCTTGATCTCGCCCATGAGTAGCCGATCGTGGAGGCCTGTCACCAGGTCGACCGCCGGCTGGATCGCCTCCGCGCGGATGTAGCCCTGGCCCCCGCAGCCGGCGAGGAGGCCGATGAGGAGCGCGACGAGGAGGAGTTTTGCGGCCGTGGCCTTCTTCACGCTCCCCCGCGCGACGGTATAGCCGAGCGCCGCCGCGACCGAGACGACCAGGCCGCAGACCTTCACGCCCCAGTGCCCCTCCGGGATGAGCCCGCTCGAGGGGAGCAGACCCGCGAGGACCACCACCGCCGTGACCCAGAACTCCGTCGTCTTGATGCCCGTTCTCTCCATGATCCTATCCTCCAATCTTCGAGGACACGTAGGCCTCGATGTACTTTTCCCCGACCTTGAGCGCGACGTTTCCGGCGAGCTTGAGCGCGGACAACAGCCAACCGAGGGCGCCGTCCTCGATCCTGATCCGGTGCTTCTCCGCGAGGAGAGCCGCCTGGGCCTCCAGGTGCTCGTCGACATCCTCAGCCGCCGTCCCCTGGAGCACCCGCAGGGCATCGGCCGCCATTGCGAGCGCAAAGGCCTTCAGGTCCTCCTCGGCGCCGTCGAGGATGTCCGCGCAGGTCGCCTGGAGTTCGGCGCCCAGGACTTTCGCCAGGTCGTCCAGTTTCACCCTCAGTTCGTTCGCCATACTTCAGGCCTCCTTTCATCTCCAGGGCCAGGTCAACGTGGCATCCGCCGCAGAATCTCTTTCACGTCGTCGGCGAGGGAGTCCTGCTTCGTCTCGATCCGCTGGAGGCGTCGTTCGGTTTCCTTCTGGCCGGCCTCGAGCGAGGTCACGCGCTCCCCGCGTTCCCGGTCCAGCTTCTGTGTCGCGCGGATCTCTGCCGCGTTCTCCTCGCACTTCTGCTCGGTGCTGCACCAGGTGATCGCCCAGATGGCGGGGACGAGGACCAGGACGAGGCCGACCGCTCCGGCCAGGACCTTGTCCATCACGCGGCGGAATCCGTCGCTCATGGCGATAACCTCCTCATCCCTCCAGGGCCACCAGACACCACGCCCAGCACTCGGGCCAGCTCCCGGACATCGAGCAGTACCAGCAGACGCAGGGCATTCTTCAGATCCCCGATCTCCGGCTCGGAATCCCGGCGTCAACGACGTGCGTCGCCCCGAACGTCGCGACTACCCCGGCGCTCCCGGCGAGGTAGTAGCTCGCCGAGTAGTACCCCCGGAAGTAGTTCGACCGCAGGTAGTACATGAGAGGCCCTCCGCTACGTCAGGTCGAGCGTCACCGTCGTCCGGTTGCCGTCCTGGTCCGCGACCGACGTCACGCGGTCCTTGGCGTTATTGATGTCGCGGAAGACCGTGCTCCCCGGCCCGCCAGAGGTCTTACCCAGAAGGATCGCCGCGATGCCCCGGAGGATCTTCCGGACCGTCTGCCCCGTCTCCACGCCATCGGTCAGGTCGAGGAGGGCAGTCCCGATCGCGGTTGCGGTCGCGGCCTCGATTCCGCCTACGTAGGACGGCATCATGCCGCTAACCAGCGCCTCGGGGAGACGGGCCTGGATGTCCTCGACCGCCACCTGGAGCGCCGCCGTTTCGCCCGCGCTGGCCAGTCCAGCCTGAATTTCGGTGATGGCGTCGGCTGCGATCTTCGCGGCGGTGATCGCGTCGGTCGCGAGCTTGGCCGCCGTGATCGCGTTGTCGGCGATCTTCGCGGCGGTGATAGCCGAATCCTGGAGCTTCGTCGCGGCGATGACCCCATCCTCCATCGTCTTCGTATGGACGCTGATCGTCCCGTTGGAGTCCTGGGCGATTTGCCCTGCTCCGGTCCCGCGCGTGAAGAGTCCCCCAGCCGCTTCCGCCGCCGCAGCCGGGAGCGCCGTGAGCCCCGCCCTCACCGCGTCGTAGGGGTCGAAGGCCACGACTTGGGCGCAGGCGTTGAACACCCTGATCCCGCTCTTGGAGAGGCGGAGGGTGATGTACCCCACGGTATCCAGCTCCCCCGCCGTCGCCTCGTAGTAGTAGTTCCCGCCCGCGACTTCGGTGAGGGTCCCGGCGTGGTTGGCTTCGGCCCCGCCGTTCTTGGATATCTTGAGGTCACCCGCCGAGATCGTAACGCCCGTCTCTGGCGTGATCCCGTCTCCAGAGTCCACGAGGTACATCGGGACTCTTCTTTGGGCGGCGGTCGCCTCGTCCTTTTGCAAGAGGAGCATTAGTTGAATCCTCCGTTAAATTGCCCATTCAACAGGCGGTTGAAGGTGCGGTCGAGTTCGGCGGTTCCTGTTTCGTGGCTAATCTCTACAGAATATAGCTCCAGACCGTAAGACGTGGTTATCTCGACACTGTAAAGCTCAAAGCCGCCGCCAGCGCATATCTCCACGGACTTCAGTTCGACCTTGGACGGCATTTAGGCTCCGTTCCTTCTCAGGGTCGTTTCTACTTGGACGTACCTGCATATCGTGTTTACGTCCTCCCCTAGCACGGAAGGTTCTATTTCTGTCCACGCTGGAACAACGTCATCGTTCGCGAACGACGTCAACGATCCCCTCCACCTGATAGTGATGGTTCTTGGGTCGGCGTCCGCAATATCGTAATCGGGCACGTCCAGCGGATATCTGTTCTTGTCCAGATTGGTTTGGATGTTGATGTATCGAATTAATTTAGCGGAACCCATGTCTATCACTCCGGTACGGACCGTTCCCGAAGTGGCGCTCGTCGTGTCGAAGTTATTCGACTCGTTTTTTTGGCAATCCACCATGATCGCATTTGCGTAATTCCCATCCAGATCGCCGTAGCTCATGCCAACGGTTCGAATTTGTCCCATGTGGCCAGCGCCATACGTTCCCACTTCATTGATATCGTCCCATAGAGGCGATGTTTTATGTAACCCGAAAGATTTGCGCGTCCTATCCTGAAATATCGGATCTTCGGACACCGAGTTAGCGTCTTTACTAGACGTTGTCTTCCATCCGCTAAATGTGGTGTCTGAGGTGGAACCCACCAGAGTGCCAGATACCCCATCAAACCAAATGTCGTTATAGTCTATCGTGGTTATGCTGGTCATATCTGGGAGCGACCAATGCAGGGTGTTCCCGACAAAGACGTTGTGCTTAACGGATGTTATCGTCGGGTTAGTTGTGGTGGTAAGTATTCCAACGATATTGTCCACAAAAGTACACCAAGACACGGACGCTATAACGCTGTAGCCTCCAGCGAGGGCAGTAGCTCCGATGCCAGCAATGGAGTTATTGGCGAATATGCAATTAGCAACTGTTATATTGGGGTATCTCTGTAGCAAGATGCCATACCCATTACCGACAAACCGACAACGGTTAAACGTCCACACGTTTGTGTTCGCAGTCGGATAACAGGCCCCGCTGGTGTGGTTCTGGAATACGATGTCATTGATCGTTAGGTTTAGAGTCCCCGACAACGGGCCACAGTTCATGTTTGTGGATATCGTTCCGCCGCCATCCACGATCACTAACCCGACCCCCTGAATCGTAGCGGTCGTGGAGTTCATCGTCCTTGTTATAGTTTCGTTATAGACTCCAGCGCCGATATACAGCGTGTCTCCGCTGGCGATCAGGTTAACCCCGGCCTGTATCGTGAGCTTCGCAAGAGCCCAGGTAGAGCCGTCGTTCGCGTCATTTCCGTCTTTCGCCACATACCTATTGGTCATAAGAGCTTCTCCAGCTTGATCTCCCGGCCCCGTTCCGCGCAGAAGGCTTTCGAGCTTGGGGGATTCATCAAGAGCCGCGTCTCCGTCACGCGGTAGCCCAGCTTCGCGCTCGTCCAGACCGTGGCCGTCACGCGGGTCATGCCCTTCGACGCCCCCAGCGGCTCGGTGATCGGCTCGGTGAGTTCCTCGACCTTCACGTCGGGCGCGGCCATTACCTGGGCCACGATAGCCGCCTTCTGCTCCTCCGAGTCCTTCGGGAAGATTTCCTGGGCTGTCACCAGCGTCGGCATCGTTGCGCCTCCTAAGTCGTCTCGATCCCAGACAGGAACAGGTTCACCTTCTGCGTCACGTCCGCCTTGGCCCGGATGATGGTCCCGGCCGCGAGGGACGCGCCCTTGAAGAGTTCCACGAAATCCAGGGCCGCGATGGGGAAATCCGGGCCCAGGATGGCCTCGGCCTCCAGGTCGCTCCCACCGGTCCGAAGAAGCACGGTTACGGTGCGCTGACTCGTGTCGCGGTTCACGATATGCAGCATCCCGCACGTGAACGTCGTCAGCGCCGGGACGGTGTAGGCCGAGGCATAGGAGTCGGTCAGCTCGACCACCGCCAAAGTCTTCAGCGCGTTCGCCATCGTCGGCTACCTCAAGGCCAGAAGATAGGGGTCGGTCACGGGGTCGGTGGAGGTCCCACCTCCGCCGCCGGACCCGATCTCGGTTTCGGTTCCCGCGGAGTCCTGCTCGTACCATTTCCCGTCCGTCTTGCAGTAGATCTGCCTCACCCCCGCCGGCGGTGCCGAGGGTTTCACGGACAGCTCGTAGAGCCGCTTCACGCTCTGGGTCGTGTCGTCAGGCACAGGCGAGGACCTCCTTCACCTTTTCCAGCACGTTCTCCGGGAAGACCTGCCAGAAGTTATCCAGCGGCGTCGTGCTCTCGTAGGCAAACGAACGCGAATGAGTGGGGCCGAAGAGTACGACCTGCGGCGTCCCGACCGAGGCCGCCAGGTGGAAGCTACCGCTGTCGTTCCCGATGTAGAGGTCGCACTCCGCGAGGATCGCCGCCGTCTGGCGGACATGGAGGCCGAGGGAGAGCGCCCGGTCGGTCGAGAGCTTCGGGGGATTGCCCCCGATCTCCGCGGTCGAGATGCCCTGCCCGCGCAGGAGACGGACGACCTCCTGGAACCGCTCCAGGGGCCAGCGGCGCTCGGAGGCCGTGGCGTGGTAATCGAGCGCGACGATGGGCCTTGGGAGTCCGCGCAGGGCCAGGGGTCCGAAGCCCTTCTCCGTGTCGGCGAGAAAGATCTCCGGCCGCGTGTCGTCCGGGATGAAGCCGAGGTTCATGCACATCTGCCGGGGCATATTCCCGAGGTCCGGGTTCTTCTTGAAGTCGGGCTTCACGTTCCCGAGGATCTCTTCCCGGCCCCAGTTGATGTTAGGGTTGTTCTCCCAAATATACTGATGCCTCTGGCTCGCGATCGTGATGAGTTCCTGCGGCCAGCGGTGCTTGAATTCGCGGACGAACGCCGTCACCGCCAGGTGGTCCCCAAGGCCGTAGTCGTCGACGTGGATTCTCATCGGGAGACCTCCTCCCGGCTGCGGAGGAACTGCGCGAGGTCCTGCCGGAGATCCATCGAGAGCGAGACGGCGTTGATCCACTGATCCTGATGGCTCCTCTCGGAGAGGCAGAAGCGGTCCGTGGCGTGGCCTGCTTTCAGGTTCAGGGTACTGAGAGGCCTCCGATTCTTCCGATAACGCCAAAGGTCGAAGTCGATCATCTCGACGTGGACGAGCGCGAGCCCCGGGTGCCAGGCGACCTCGTAGTTGTCGCTCAAGACGGAATGCCTCCCGGGTCGGAGCGTCACGTCCGCCTCCGGGCGCATGAGGATCGGCTTCGAGTACCGGACCGACCTCCAGCCGAAGGACCTCTGCTCCAGGATGTCCCGGCCGAGGTCGAGCGCCGGTTCCTGTGGGGACTGGACCAGGCAGTACCCGAGAGGAGTCAGGACATCGCTCGGGGCCGATGAGAGTATCCCGCGCACATCCCCCAGGAGCAGCTCGTCGCAGTCCGGGAGGATCACCCAGTCGAAGGCGCCGCGGGCCTCGGTCTTGGCGGCGGTAAGGATGGCGAGGAAGGCCGCGTCGTCGAATCCGTCCGTCCGGAAGGTCCTGATCCTCACCAGCGGATGGGCTTCAGCGATCTCCAGCGTCCGGTCCGTGCTGCCATTGTCGTAGACGAGGATCGAGTCGCAGAACCGCTCGTAGCGGCGGAGGAAATGGGGAAGCAGCTTCTCCTCGTTGTAGACCGGGACGCAGGCGAGGATCTTCACCATTTAGATATCAGCCTCATGGCCTTCCGGCCGTGCTTCGCGACGAACTTACAACGGTTATCGAAGCAGATCTTCCCGAGCGAGGGCCCGTCCGACTTCCTTTCCCGGAACGCGGAGAGGTAGGATTCATGATCCACGATGACGCGCTGGTAGATGATGACCTTGAATCCGGCATCGTTCGCCCGGAGGGCGTAGTCGGTGTCCTCGTACCCGTACCCGGTCAGCATCTCATCGAACGGCCCGACCTGGGCGTAGAGGGACATCGGGACCAGGGCGGCCACGAGGGTAAAGTCCTTCGGCCCGATCTCGGCCATCGTCCAGGGAGCCCCAGCGGTGAAGATCTTGTGGCCGAGGACGTCCCCGCGGAGGGCCGGAGCCAGGATCGCCGAATCCTTCATGCTTCGCGATATCCGGACCAGCTCGTCGAGGCCGATGGGCGTGAGAAGCCGGGCGTCGTCCTCGAAGACGAAGGCGTAGGGGGTCTTCACCTGGGCGAGCCCGAGATTCCACGCGCGGGAAGTACAGAACTCCCCGGGATTCATCACGCTATCGAGCCCGAGGGCCTTCGCGGCCTCCGCCGTGGCCTCGTCGCCCGCGACGATGACGGCCTTGATCGGATACGGATGGGCGTCCATCACCGAGCGAATGGAACGCTCCAGCCGCTTCGGCCGATGCGTCGGCATCACGACCGTCCAGTCCGGGGTCAGGACGTCAGCTTTTGAATCCATACGTCTTCTCGAGGCCTACGTGGATCGCCACGTTGTTCTTGAATCTCGCCGCGAGCTTTCCCAGCTCGAGGGCATGATAGGCGGTCTCCTTCTCGCTCTTGGATTCCTGGAGGATGTAATACAGGAGCCCCAGATGAACAACCGGGGGCGGGTTGTAGCAGAAGTAACTCCTGCCCACGTCGAAGACCTCCTCCCCCACGGAGTAGTCCCACCACTGGGCGGGGGGGATGCGATCGCACCAGGCCTCGTTGATGGCGGGGCGATCGGGCCCGGAGTTATGGGCCCCAGCGAGGCGGACCCAGCCGACGTCCGGACGCTCCTCGAGCAGCTCCCGGATCTCGCGGAGTGGGATCAGGCGGAGAAACTCGAAGTCGTTCTGGAGGTATAGGACCAAGGTCTCGGGCTCGTAGCGGTATGTAAGGGCCTTGACGAGCTGGAACGTCGTCGGCGTGCAGCCCCCCCGGCGATCGTGGACCACGGCGGGCTTCAGCCCGTAGGACTCCACGAGGGAGATCATGCTGGCTTGGTCCGTCGAGGCGTCATCAGCGTACCAGCCCTCCCACGCAATCCCGGCCGCGTGCCTCGTGAAGCTATCGAGCGTCCGCCGGGTGTACTCCGGACGATCACACTGGAGGAAGGCCACGACCAGGTCGGGAGGGCTCACCGTCGTCATACGTTGCCCCTCCCCGACACGTAGGCGGCCGCCAGGTCCCCGACCTCCGCGTACTGGTCCGCCGCGTCGCTCGCCCACGCGATCTCAAGCGTCACGAGATCGCCCCGGGAATAGGTGTCCGCCGGAGTAAGCTGCTTCAGGGTCCAGGTATCCGCCAGGGCCGGGAGAATAGAGACGCCGTTGACCCCCGAGTCGGCCACCCCCGCCTTGAGCAGCGTCGCCGTGAGCGTCGGGCCCGTGATGTCGTTCGCGCGCACGATGAGGGAGATCGCGTTCGATGGGAAGCTCCCGAAGTCGTAGGGGACCCGGATCCGCCGGCGGAGATAGGATGTCAGAGCACCGCCGAGGACCGACGTGATGCGGGGGATCGGGCGCGAGGAGGCCGCGTCCCACTCCCGCGAGAACTGGTGGCCGCCGGCGGCCTGGAAAAAGGACCAGGGATCGCCGATCGAGGCGTAGTGGTAGAAGCCCTTCAGGCCCGAGGACCCGATCTCTGTCTCGTAGTCCTCGAACCAGAAATAGCCTCCGGCGAGGTGCTCTTTCAGGACCTGGAGTAATGCGTCCGCCATATCAGTAATAAGCCGGCATCGACCTCATGACCCAGGCCTCGACGTCCGCGTCGTAAGTCGGATCGAGGGTCCGGTCGTCGCAGCGCCGCTCCAGCCACACCTTGAAAACGCCCTCCTCCTTCGGGAATCCGCTGAAGTAGGCCGTGATCCTCGAGTACGCCGCGGCCGAACCGCTGGGCGTCGAATCGTCCAGCTCGATCCGGCGCCCGTATATCTCCGTGCCTGCCTGCGGGGTGTCGTCCGCGAGAAACATCACCTTGATGTCGAGCGTAAGCCTTTCCCCGGGGGTGATGGCATCCGAAACCTTTACCATCAGCTCCATCGCTATATCCGTATAGCCGGCCCCCTTCGTGCACTCCCAGCTCGCCGTCGGATTGATCTCCGTCCCGTCCTCGTGGGGAAAGATGTTGACGTCCTGGCACCAGGCGGGGGAGGATGCCTCGGGGGATCCGTACTGGACTTGCGTCGCCGCCGCCCCGCTGAAGATAGGGACGAGGACGCCTCCGATGAGCACATACTTCGATGCGTCGTAGGTCGGGACCCCATTCGTCGTGTCTTTCTGCGTGTTTCTGGCCTTGCCGTCGGGATTCTCGTTCCCGCTGGCGTTGGAAGTCGGCGCCCTGTCACCGTGGCCTTCCGTGGCCGTCCCCGCCCCTCCGCCACCGCCGCTCGAGGGCTTTTTCCTGGTCTTCTTGTGCCAGGAGTAGTCGTATTTGGTGTCGCCCCCTCCGCTGCGCGGGACCTTCACCCATCCGCGCCACTGTTTCGCTCCCAGGCGCGGGATCTTCTTGTGGTTCGAAAGGAGATCGTCGGTAGCATCGAGCCCGAGGTCCGGAGCGTCCTTCTCCGAGACGTAGAAGTGGACCTCCCGGGCTTCGTCCGTGTAGACGTCCTTCGTCTTCTCCTGCTCGTGGTAGAACTGTGCGAGGCCTTTCTGGGTGAAGAAGTGGACATCCCCGCGGAGGGCGGCCTCGGTCTGCTTCGTCGGCCTGGTCAAGGTCCCCTGGCCGGCGCCGACGATGCAGAGGACGTGCTGGAGCTGCCCGATCGCCGTCCCCTGCGTGAGGAAGCCCGCGTTCCCCGCCATGTTGATCGCGAGGGCCGCGCGCTTCTTTATCGGCTTCCCGGTCGCGTAGAGCATCGTCAGGAAGCCAGCTCCGTTGAACGCAAGCTCGTTGTCCTCGACGCTGGTCCCGAGGTCCACGAGCCAGGTCACGTCGGAGAGCCAAGCCCAGGACTGCGCCTTCTCGTCCTGGTCGATGACCATCGTCGAGCGGCACTCGCGCTCCTTCGCGTAGTTCGAGTGGTCGCTGATGAACCGGAGGGCCCAGACGGAATCCTTCCCGCGGCCGTTCTCCTCATGCAGGCGGGGGACCCAGTTGTCGGGCTCGAAGAGACGGAGGGTCACGACCGGCTGATTCTGCCCGCGATCCGGCTGGAGGGCGTCCGCGTACTTCCCCACGTGGGCCTTCTCGTCATAGTCCGCGAGCGCCTGCGCGCGGGAGGCCAGCTCGGCCCCGAGCTTCTTGATGCGGTCGTTCGTGGTCGGGGATTCCGAGAGGTCCCAGAAGGTCAGGGCCTCGACGGTGGGGTTATAGACCTGCCCGTCCCCGAGGTCCCCGCCGCCGAAAGGAGAAGCCATCGTCTTGTCGTCCCGCTACGGAAGGTCCACCACGTCCTCGATCGTGAAGTCCACGCTCACGGAATCCGTGGGGGGCGTCCCCGCCACGTAGCCCGTGGCCCACCAGCGGATCTCCCCCGGCCAGGTCCCCGGGCAGTTGCACGTCTGGGCCGCCGTGAGCTGGAACTCGTACTCGCCGTTCGGGCCGTCCGTGACCACGGCGTCCACGTCGAACCAGGCCCGGGAGTCCGCCAGTTCCACGTCCTGCTTCACGATCAGCTTGATGTCGTAGGCCGTGATGTCCAGGACCTCGTCAGGGTCCTCCTCGTTCCGAGTGTCCTTCATCACGCGCTTGATCGTGGGCGCGGAGTTGTACCGGACGGTGATCGACTCTGACATCTACGCATCCCCTTTCTCGCGCTGGAGGGTATCCCGGAGGTCCGCCTGGTCCGTGCGTCTGGGCGCCCGGGCCATGGGCGCCAGGAGCGGCATCCGTGCTCCGGGGGCGTTCACGGACACGTGAGTCTGCCCGACCGTTCCGTCCCAGTCGTGCTGGACCGAGCAGATCCCCGCGTCGAGGACGCACTTCCGGAGGCCGTGCAGCTCCATGACCCAGCCGGGGAGGATCGCGGGGCCCGCGAGCATCTGGGCCGCCTTGCCCTTGGCCTCCGAGTAGCAGGCGTTGTAATTCACGGGGTTCCCGTTCTCCTGGAGGTACTCCCGGGACTCCATCCGGACCATCGTCGCCTTGATGGGACTGGACCGATGACAGCCCCCGAAGGTCGGCTTCGCGTCCGAGGTCGGGTCCCCGCCGTCGTCCGCGTACCAGAGGTAGTTCGTGTAGGCGCCGGCCCAGGAGCCCCGGATCTCGTGGCCGAACGTGACCACGACGGCGCCGTTCGCAACCACGTGGACGGAGTCGCCGTTGAAGAAGAAGGGCTTGTCGATCGTCACGAGGGGGACCGAGGATTCTATAAGCCCCGTCTTCAGGTCGACGACCTTGGCCTTCTTCGTGACACACTGGCCGGTGTTGAAGCGGGCGAGGAGGGAGCCATTCTTCTCGTAACTATCCTTCATCTCCCCCATCTGATTCTTGATGGTTATGATCGCCTTCTCTTGATCCTTAATCTCCTTGTCGAGGTGCTGGATCATGTCCTCGTATCTTTTCTTGGCCTCCTTCGCGGCCTCCGATTCGGAAGAAGCCCTTTTCCTCTCTTCCTCTGAAATGATATTTTTCAGGCGGGCCTTAGCCACTTCCAGGTCCCCATCAGGCTTAACAACACCCTTTTCAATCCCAAACTTCAGTAGCTTTGCGTTGTCAATCGTCTCCTGGGTTTTCTTCTGAGCCTCGTTGAGTTCGTCGTAGGTGCTCTTGTTCTTCTTCTCGTACTCGTATTTCAGGAGTTCGAGCTGGTCCTTCACCCCGACCGCGCGGGCCATGCTCGCTTCGTGCTCGCGCTCGAATTCCTTCCAGGTTTTGAAGAATTTCTCTCCAACATAGTTGGCGCGGACCACGGGAGGAAGGAGAACGAAGTCGTCAAGGTCCCCCTTGGAGGCCTTGTCCTCCGGATGCTTCTCCGCGAATTCCCCCTGGAGTTCCTGGAGATACCACGCGGAATCGACCATTGGAAGCCATGGCACCAGGTCGAGGGCCGGGTCATCCGTGAGACGGCCCGTCCCGATGACCATCCCCGAGGGCGCGATCATGAACGTCGGGAGATAGTACCGATAAGCCATCTTGAGAGCGTCCCGGCGCCCGTTGTGAATTCTGACGGTATCGTGCGTGGTCGGAGACGGAGGGACGTCCGCGTACTGGCGCGGCCCGCTCACGAAGACGTGACGGTTCAGCTCCGACAGGGAATAACCCCAGGCGCCGCAGCGGTTCTCCAGCGTGTACCAGTTGCCGTCCTCCGGGTCCTGGATGACCGGGACGCAGTGGACGCTCTCCCTCTGGATGCGCTTCCCGCCCACGACGCAGACTGCCGAGGGCCTCCGCGTGGGCGTGGACGTCAGCCGCTCGTACTGCATATCCCCAGGGGAAATCCTTTCGGGACTCCGCGGGGCCGTTGCGATCACCTGCTTCCCGATCCGGTTCGAGGACTTGAGGTTGACGGCGAATTTCCCGTCGGGCTGCATCTGGGCCTTGAGGCCGTACCGCTCCAGGAACCGATCGAGGTACTGCACCGCGGACTCGCCCTGGCCCTCGATTCCTTGCGGGGCGTCGAACTGCATGACCCGAACGTCGCACTCCTTCACGATGGGAGGCGAACCGGGGAGCTGGGAGAACAGGAACTCGAGGACGTCCATGAAGGACCAGGGATTCTGATCCTCCTTCAGGGTCTCGTAATCCCACATCCCGTTTTTCCGCCGGCAGTTGATGCGGCAGAGGAGACCGCCCTGGTCGTAATACTGCCGGATGTCCGTGAGCGGGACGCGGACCAGGCCCTCCCGGTGCTCGAGGATCGTCGCGAGCTCCCGCGTCGTCTCCTCGATCCCGACGTCCACGTAGACGTCCGAGTACCGGATCTCATGGATCGCCTTCCCGGACTTGTCGTCGAGGGTCCGGAGGATGAGGTCCCCGGAGAGGTTCAGGCCCCCGGACGGCTCCGGCATGGGGCCCCGGTCCGCAGTGGTGGTCGCCGACTTCTTGAATCGCTCCCAGGTCCGAATATCCACGCAGCCGTCGCACTCGGCCCCGGTGACAGCCTCCCAAGGAATCGACCGGCCCTTGATCTCGATCCGGCCCATGTCCTCGAGCGGGATCTCGACCACCCCGGGCTCAGGCTGGAGGCCGTCCGAACGCCGGTAGGCCCCCCGGACGCACTTGTACCCCTGGTAGACGATCTCGCAGCGCAGGACCGTCACGGATTCACCTTGCCTTCCGCCAGGGCCAGGGCTATAGTTCCTATGGAGGTTCTATGGAAACTGCACGGAGGGAACGCTGTAGAGGAAAGGGGTTCGATCCGGTGTTCTGGTTCCTCCTCGTCTTCATGGTAATCGCTCTCGCTGCGGTCACATCCTACGGGCTCGTCCAGTACAAGCGCAGGAATGACGAGGCCCAAGCGAATGTTGAAAGGTGCCGTCAGAGGGTCGAGGAGATAAAGAGACGTCGCGAGGCCGAGGAGCAAGAGCGCAAGGTCCGCCTCGAAAAACACATAGAAGAATCCGGGGAAAAAGCAGAAAAGGAAGCAATGGAATGGTACATGGAGCGTCTCCGTTCCATGTCCGAGCCTCAGTAACCTCATCCGCTCACCGCCCCATCCGCCGGCGCGCTGCCCAGGCTGATGATGTGATGGTCATCCGAGTGCTTCGGCGCAGGTTCTCCCTGAGTTGACTTCCAGACCTCGTGGTAGTCCAGCCGGTATTCCCCGTTCCTCGGATCTCCGTTGATGACCGCGCCCTCTCCCCGGCGCTCCATGTCCGGGCATCGCCGCATCGTCTCCGATTCCGTGAAGTGCTCCCCGGGGGGCATCACCGCGGGATCGTAGCTGATGATCGAGCCGTCCACCTCGCAGACGGAGGCGACCCGTTGCTTCGCATAGAGGACAGGGTCTGCATTCCCTGCGGACGGACGGTCGATGAATCCCTTCCCGGGCCGCCAGGTGACGCGGCAGACCCAGGACTTCACGCCCTTCGTGTCCGCCTCCCAGATCCAGATCCCGGTCGCGCGCTTGTCCTGCGTGAACTTCTCCGTCTCCTCGACGGTGTATTTCTCCGCCGGCTTGAATCCCATGACGGCGCTGATGGCGCTGTCGGCGGAGGTCGACTTCGCCGAGGCCTTCCAGACCTTGCGGACGACGCTCCCGTTCTTTTTCGTCACCGCGACCGAGGTCTGGAACTCGTAGAGCGTCTCCCCGCCGCCCGAGGCGTTGCCCTTGCCCTTGAAGCTGATCTGGAATGCATAGCGCCAGTGGCTCTTCCCGCTCCCACCTTCCTCTCGGCCGAGCGACCGGAACTCGGTCACATAAGGGCCGTTGAAGCCGTCCTCGGTCTGGAGGTCCCACCGCGTCGTCCCGTCCTGCTTGATCTGGACGCGGACGGGGAGGGTCTGCTCGGTCACGAGCTCCGAGTACGTCACGAGGCCGGCGCCGACGGTCGCGGGAGTCGGATCGACGAGGATGCCCTCGACGTCGAAGAGATAGTCCACGCTCTCGATGTCGCCGTTCTCGTTGGGGTTGGCCTTGAAGGCGCTGTCGAACCGCATATTCGCGTCGAACGTGACGGCGGTCGCGCCTTCTCCGAGGATTACGCTCCAGCCCATGTTATTGAGGCTCCATCAGGCTACGGATGCGCTCGTGA